AAAGATGGCACGAAGACGGATATTAAAATAGGGTTATCTGGTTGTAAGTTAAAAATGATAGATGATAAAATTATAAGAAAATCATCTCCAACAAAGTCATTTAATCATAGATTAAACATTCAGATAAATAAACAACTCTCTCTTAATAATATTATCCAATCAGATTTTAATACTCCCCAAATTTATAATAACAATGTAGGGTATTTCGATATGGAATATATTCCTGGAGAAAGTTATTATAATTTTTTTAATAAATGTTCTAAACAAGATTTAGATAAGCTATTAATAAAAATAAAATCTTACTTTAGTGAACTTCAAACCTATAAAAAAATATATAGTCCAAATATTTTAAAAAATAAGTTAAACAGTAAATTAAATAGTTTATATGATAATTCAAACTATAAATCATTTATCAAGTATATAATTAAAGATATAAAAAATAATGAATTTACAAATATCCCAAAAACCTTTTGTCATGGTGATTTATCTTTAACTAATATAATTTTCTATAAAAACCGTGCTTACTTAATTGATTTTTTAGATTCATATATAGATAGCTTTATTGTGGATTTAGTTAAACTTCAACAAGATCTACATTTTAAATGGGCTTTAAATGTACATAACGGTAATCTTAGAATACATCAAAGTTTTAATTATCTATGGGATAATATATATAAAGAATATAAAGAATATTATGATTTGGAATTTACAAAAATCATTAATATATTAAATTGGCTTAGGATAGAACCTTATTTAAAAGATAATAAACATAAGGAAGTATTAAAGTCAATTATTACTAATTTAGAACATTATGAAAAATTTAATAGTACCTATAGCAGGAAAATCAAGTAGATTTCCTAATACTAGACCGAAATGGATGCTTACTCACCCAAAAAGCAATCTTTTTATGGTTTTAGAAAGTATTAAAGGAATAAATTTAGAATTTTTTGATAATATATATTTTGTAGCACTTAAAGAACACCAAACTAAGTTTAAGTTTGAACAAGGATTTAAAGAAGAATTAACAGATTTAAATTTATTAAATAAATCTAAAATTGTATATTTAAAAAATAATACAAAATCTCAATCCGAAACTGTTTATGAAGCAATTAAAAAAGAAAATATAGAAGGTTTTATAATGGTTAAAGATTCTGATAATTATTTTAAATGTGAACTAACCACTACTGATAATCAAGTATGTTATTATGATTTAAATAATACAGGTAATATTAATCCTAGTAATAAAAGTTATTTAAAAATAGATGAAAATAATATTATTTCTAATATTGTAGAAAAACAAGTTATTAGCTCAACATTTTCTATAGGTGGATATTGTTTCAATTCAACATCAGATTTTATTGATAGTTTTGAAAAAATGGAGGATATTGAAGATGAATGTTATATAAGTAATATTATATTTGATTTAATATTAAAAAACAAAATATTTTATGGTAATGTCTGTAGTAATTATAAAGATTGGGGGACAATAGAAGATTGGAATAAATACAAATCCCAATATAATACTTTATTTATAGACTTAGATGGAACTTTAGTAGAAAATACATCTTATAAATTTCCTCCTTATATAGGAAATAGCAAACCTTTAGTAAATAATATTAAATGGTTACAAAAACTCCATACAGAAAATAAAACAGAAATAATAATTACTACTAGTAGACCTAAAAAATATTTAAATACTACTATAAAAGAATTAAAAGAAAAAGGTATTCCCTATAATGAATTAATAATGGGATTAGCACATTCTAAAAGAATTGTTATAAATGATTTTGCATCTTCAAACCCTTATCCATCTTGTGGTGCAATTAACATATCTAGAAATATAGATAATCTTAATGATTTTACTATATAATTATAAACACAAATAATAAATTATGAGTTGGACCTATAAACAACATGAAATAGGAGATATCACTCAATTCCCAGAAAATACATTTGGATTCGTTTACATGACAACACACAAACCTTCGGGTAAGTCATATATTGGGAAGAAAGTACTATTTCATAATCAAAAGAAAAAACTAGGCAAAAAAGAACTAGCTGCTCTTGGAGCAGTAGTTGGAAGAAAACCTTCATATAAATTAGTAGTTAAAGAATCAGATTGGCTCAAATATTATGGGTCTCAAACTGACATTAAGCAATTATTACTTGAAGGTAAAAAAGATGAATTTGAGCGTGTTATATTAAAAATGTGCCCTGATAAAAAATCAATGACATATTTTGAAGTTAAATATCAAATGCTCTATCAAGTACTAGAAAAACCAGATGAATTTTTTAATGACAATATTTTAGGTAAATTTTTTACAAAAGATCTAAAAGATATTGAATTTGAAGATCTCGTGTCTGATACAATATAATTTCGTACATTACCATTTATGGTAAACCAATTATTAGTTACATTAGTAAACTCTGTAATGGGTTCAGGTAAGGCAACTGCTAGAAACAATTATGCCTATCACTGTCCTTTCTGCCACCACCATAAACCAAAAATGGAGGTTAATTTAACAGAAAATAGAGAGGGTAAAAATCCTTGGCATTGTTGGGCTTGTGATGTAAGAGGTACTACCATATATTCTTTATTTAAACAATTAAAAGCAGATGTAAGTAAATTTACTGAACTTAAATCCCTTGTTAAAACATCAAAATCAATTAAAGAGACACAAGTTGTGTCTAGTGTATCATTACCTAATGAATATATTAGCCTAAATAACGTTGATATTAGTGGTATTATGGCTAGGCACGCACTCGCGTACCTAAATAATAGACACGTGAGTAAATACGATATTATAAAGTATAATATAGGTTATTGTAAAGAGGGTTTATATAAAAATATGATTATAATCCCTACATATGATGCAGATGGTAGATTAAATTATTTTACTGCTCGTTCATTTGAAAAAGAACCATATGTTAAATACAGAAACCCATCAGCAAGTAGAGATGTAGTACCAAATGAACATTTAATAAACTGGAATGTACCTGTTATTTTATGTGAAGGATTATTTGATGCTATTGCTATAAAAAGAAACGCAATCCCACTATTAGGGAAAAATATACAAAGTAATTTAATGAAAAAAATAGTTACTTCTGTAGTAGATAAAATTTATATTGCATTAGATAGGGATGCAATTAAACAAGCTTTAAAATTCTGTGAACGATTAATGGCAGAAGGTAAAGAAGTCTATCTTGTTGATATGCAAGATAAGGATCCAAGTGAAATGGGTTTCGAAAATTTCACTAAATTAATACAAAAAACAGTTCCACTTACCTACTACGACTTAATGGAACAAAAACTATCATTATGATAAAAAAATCTTATAAAAGATTACTCGAGATTTCAGATGATTACCAACAAGTTACAATGCCTGATTCAAGGTATTATAGACGAAATGGTAAATATTACCCATCAGTAACTCATGTTTTAAGCTCTTACCCAAAAGGTAAATATTTTGAAGACTGGCTTAAAAAAGTAGGTTATAGTGCTGAATGGATTGTTAAAAAAGCAGCTGAAGAAGGAACATTAGTACATGAAATGATTGAAGATTGGTTAAATGGGGAAGAAATTACATTTTTATATAAAGATGGAAACCCTAAAATGCCTACTCATGTATGGCAAATGTTTCTTAGATTTGTAGATTTTTGGGAAACTTACAACCCAACATTAATAGAAGCAGAAGTACATCTATTCTCAGATGAAATACAAGTAGCAGGTACCTGTGATTTAGTATGTGAATTAGAGATAGATGGAAAAATGGAACGTTGGATTATAGATTTTAAAACATCTAACCATTTACAAACAACATACGATTTACAAAGTGCAGTATATGCTCAATGCTATGAAGAATGCTACGGTAAAAAAATTGATCGTATAGGTGTGCTTTGGCTAAAATCTAAATCCAGAGGAGCAGATAAATCAGGTAAACGTTTAAAAGGTAAAAATTGGGAAGTGTACGAATCACCTCGTACTCAAGAAGAAAACCTAGAGATATTTAACCATGTTAAGGCATTATTTGATATTGAAAACCCAAAACCAAAACCATATACTAATACATTTAAAACCACATCTAAAAGAAAAACTAAAAATTAAATAAAAATGGAATTTTTATAAAAAATTAATATGTATAATAAAATATAAAATTAAATAGATATGCAACATAAATGGAGAATAATTGATCTAACCCGAAACTTAAATGATGGGTTAATTACAACTGCTTCGTACCAATGTAAAAGTAGAGTAGATGGAAGATTTGCTGTAATAGAAAAAAATGATTTTCATTTAGACAGTAAATCCCCTGATGACCCAGACTTTATAGAATATAATAATTTAACAGAAGATACAATTTTATCATGGGTGACGGGAAGTATAGATGTTAATACAATCCAAACAAACAATTCAGCATCTTTAGCCCTTTTAATTGCTGAACACGATAGTAGAACTGAAGATACCGGATTACCTTGGTAATATTTATCTAATAAATAATAAAATAAATTAAAGATAGGCGCGTATTTATTTGGATACGCGCCTTATTTTTCGTATATTTACCATGTTGAGCAGTTAAGCACAACATTTAAAAATTAAGGTTATATGATGAGTCCAGAAAGTCTTTACATTGCAGAACAAGAGTATTTTAGGTATGAAGAAATTATGAATACAAAAGAAATCCTTACAAAAGAGGAGTATGAATTTGTATTTGCTTATGATAAAGACATCAGAGAAGATACATCTTATCTTGGAGATGGTAAGTATTTAAACCTAAGAGTTTATAGTGAACATGACCACGAAAAACGTGGAGAAGATGATGTTAACAACTGGTAAAAATAATACACGGGAGGCTTGGCTTCCCGGGCTATCTTTCGTATATTCATAGGGTATTAATAATTAAAAATAAAGGTTATGTCAAATTTTAGAAAAGCGATTATTGAAAATGGAAATGTTAAGTTTACTGTAAAAGGAATTACCGAGTACCGAAGAGGTGGTGAAGATAATGAGTATGGTGATTTCCCAAAGATATTTGCAGTTAATGAAGGTGGTGATGCTATTTATGAAGATACAAATTTGTTTGGTAGAGGAATGAATATCAACAAATTAGGTCCTACTTGTATTACATTATATACTTTTGATATGTTAGGTAAAAAATCAGTAGGCAAAATCAATTATAAAGATATTACAATTTTAAAATAAAGGTTATGAAAAAAATAGTATATTTACACGGTTTAGAAAGTGAATCAGGAGGAACAAAAGTGTCTTTCCTAGCAGAAAAAGGTATGGTTTATGCTCCTAAAATGGATTATGAAACTTTAGATTTAGATGAATTTATTTATACCTTAGGTATGCCTGATTTAATTATTGGCTCTAGTATGGGAGGTTATGTTGCTGATATTATTGGCTCAAGATTAGGAGTTGATGTTTTATTGTTTAATCCTGCTTTACATAATAGATCAATCCCAGTAAATCATGAATATTATGGTGAAACTTATAAACGTACAATTGTTTTGGGTACTGAAGATGATGTTATTGATCCTGAAGTAACTAAAAATTTATGGTCTGTTCATGGTAATAAAGCAATACATGATGAAGTTGAGGGTATGG